GGCGCATGGGACGACGCTGGTTATGCGTTGTCGCAGGCTATCCGAGCAAGGGGGCAGGAATGACGTTTTACCAAGGCTATACGGGCTTTTTCGTCGGTGCGGCGGGTTTATTTTGCGTCTGGGGCATTGGAATTGGATCAGTCCATGGGCATTGGTATCGGGCAGCAGCGTTCGCATGGTTTGCGCTCTGGGCCGCAGTACCGTTGTTCCGCCTGTGGCAGTGGGCCATTTTGGGGGTGACGCAATGAACAGAGAGCAACTTTGCCAGCTACTTGGCTGGCTCCAAGTGCCTAAAGAGTCTGAGATGCTAGGTCGAGGACAGCACTCTGTCCTCCTAGACAGGATCGAAACTATCGTGCAGCAAGCGGTGCTGGCCGAGCGGGAGGCGTGTGCGCGAGTGGTCGAGCAGTTGGGGCGCGGGCACAGTGCGCCGTTCGCCGAGTACGACTGCGCCGAAGCGATCCGCGCACGGGGGGAGAAATGAAACGAGCAGACGTTAACAGACTCGCTATTGAGTCAGAGCTGTATTCGGGTGCTGTTTCCGTCTCTGCGCTTGATCGGTTCGCCGCTCTCGTCGCCGCCGCCGAGCGCGAGGCGTGTGCGAAAATCGTTGAGCAATACTGCGGCGCATGGGACGACGCTGGTTATGCGTTGTCGCAGGCTATCCGCGAAAGGGGCAAGGAATGAACCGCGAAGAAATTAAAAAACTTGGCCTTGAATCTGGCATTAGCAGTCACGCTTTCGGGCTGGCAAGTGAAGAGGCGTGGCAGCAAGTCGAGCGATTCGCCTTCCTCGTGGCCGCCGCTGAAAGGGAGGCGTGTGCTGAGATCTGCGAGCAGTTACAAGATTGGCCAGAAAACGCAACGCCTTATGACTGCGCCGCAGCCATCAGGATCAGGAGCGCCGAATAACGAACTGCAAAACCTGCTGTTTTGCGTCCTCAAACCCTCGGCCTACGATCACCTCGTAGCCGAGGCCTCTCAAATACTCTGCCCAATCCTTTTGCTCAGCAGACACTGAGCCGCCCTTCTGGCGCTTCATCTCGATCCATAAATTCAGCGCCGGCACAAACAAATCAGGGACGCCAGCGCTGACGCCCTCGGCCTTGAGACGCCCGGCTGTTGCCGGGCTCCGGGCACCGCCGTTGGGGATCGCTAAAATCCGAATCCCCGGACGCTCACGCCGCCACCACTTGACCAGCTCCCTCTGCTCCTCGTGCTCGGTCGGCAGGCGCCCAGTCGCGCCGATAGATTCGGTAGAATTTGCCATCTTTCTTGTACCTGATTTTTTGAGGCGGTTTGCCACCGTTCAGCTCTCGCGCGACTTCAGTCAAATCGTGCTGGTCAAGAGCGCTGAGGGCGCCGGAGTTTCGGGCCATCACTGCCAGCAATTGTAATGCCTTTTGGCCGGGCTGGCCGTCATGCAGTACCGGCAGGTACTCCAAAACTGGCTGGGCTGCCATGTCGTCGGTGTAATAAGACACCGCTAGCATTTCAAGCCCGCTGACCCGCGAAACATGCTTGCGCCACCACCAGTGCGAAACGACAAGCTCGTCGCCGGATGCGCCCATAATGTCGTCCTGATGCAGCTCCAATTTCTTGGCCTTCGGCGCCGGAAATTCGTAGCCGCAGGCTGAGCACTCTCGGGCCGCAATCGCCACCAACTCGTGGCACTCCGGGCATGACTTGACCGGCGCCTCGCCGTTCCCATTGCCCGCTTTTTTCGGTGGGTTGACCGACGTTACTGGGCCGTGCGTCGAAACGACGCCGGCAAAATCCAACACGAGGCAGTGGTCAGTGTGAGCCTTCGGTCGCATGCCGCGCCCTGCCATCTGAACGTACAGCGTTGGCGACATCGTCGGGCGCAACATTGCGATCAGGTCAATGTCTGGATAATCAAAACCAGTCGTCAAAACATTTGCGTTGGTCAGCGCCTTGATTTTCCCTGATTTGAAGTCGGCGATGATTTGCTCGCGCTCGGCGGTCGGAGTGTGACCAAAAATACTCTCGGCCAAAATGCCTCGGCCTATCAGGGCGTCGCGCACGCTCTCTGCGTGCTGCACGCCAGCGCAAAAAAACAGCCAAGCCTTGCGGTCTCCCGCGAGGCGGATCACCTCATCCACGACCGCAGCGTTTGTGTCTGGCCGGTTCACCGCGCGTTGCAATTCCGCCTCGACAAACTCGCCGCCTCTTTTTGCAACGCCGCTAACGTCAAGTCGAGACTCGGTGATTTTGCTGCGCAGGGGCGCCAAAAATTTACGGCTGACAAGCTCCTCAATTGACACTGGCTCTATGAGCGCATCAAACAGCGCATCGCCTTCGGTAATTAGGCCGTGGCCCAGTCTGTACGGCGTTGCCGTCAAGCCGATGACGCACAGTTTGGGGTTGATTTTTTTGAGCCCGTTGATCATTGCGCAATACGTTCCCTCCTGCTTGTGCGACACAAGATGACACTCGTCAATGATGACGAGGTCAACGTGCCCGATGAGGCCAATTTTTTTGTGCGCTGACTGAATGCCGGCGAAGGTGATGCTGTCGATTTTTTTAGACCCAACCGACGCCGAGTAAATGCCAAGCGGAGCGTCTGGCCAGTGCTCAAGCATTTTTGCGGCATTTTGCTCAATCAGCTCTTTAACGTGCGTTAACATCAGCACTCTGATCTCTGGCCATCCCTGCAAAACGTCTCGACATAAGGCGGCCACAACGTGACTTTTGCCGGCGCCGGTCGGCAGCACTAAACATGGGTTGCCGACATTGTTGCCCAGCCAGTCATACAGCTCGTCGATTGCACGCTGCTGGTAGTCGCGGAGTTGAGCGGTCATAAAACATCTATCCTCGTCTGATAGCTCAAAATCTTGTCAATCGTGCCCTCGTGGACGCCCCACTTCCGGGCAAGCGCTGCGCGAGAATATCGCTCGGTAATTAGCTGACGCAGACGCTTTGCCTTTTCAGCGCATGCGCGGATGTCACGCACGGCAGCATCAGAAAGTTTGGTCTGGGGAAGGTCAGCACCGCGCTTGCAGTGGATTTTGGGGCATTGCAGATATTCGTCTCTGGTCATCCCTCGACCCTCCCGCCAAACGTCTGGCGCATAGCGGTGATGTTGTCGTCACCACTAGCGCAGGCAGATGGGTTGGCGATCAATTCATAACTGCTGAACGTGTACGCATCAGCCTCGCCAGTGCGTACCGGCTTGCCGTCGATGAGGTAGCTGCCCTCCCAGCTCGTCGAGGGATTGGCAATCGGCCATGGGACAAGATCGGGATGCAGCACATGGCTGTCGCAGCCGGTGCGCTGAGCCTCCTCGGGAATTGCATCGTCCCAGCGCTCGCAAAACCAAGTGCCATCCTCCCGCGCCGTGCTGTGCGCACAAGTACGGCAGTTGACCTCCTTGGTCAGCTTGCTCCCGAAGCACAAGTCGTGCGCCGGGCAAAATTTGCACTTGTACCAGCTCGGGTCGGTGCTGATGGGCTCAGGCATCCGGTCGGACAGCGTGATGCGCCTGCCGCGCTCCAGAAGAGCCTGAGCCGCCTTCTGGTTGTACCGGACGCGCTCGACCCACAGACGGTCATCGTCCTTGCAAACGGCGATGTAAACCGCTCGGTCGATCTTAGTGCCCAGCATGTACAACTGCATCTGCGCCCAGTGCATGGGCTTGGACTTCTCTACGCCGTGCCGCTCAAGGTCGTCAAACGACTTTTTGCTGTGAGTTTTGAACTCGGCAATGTGGCGCTTGCGCGGAGACTCCGGCAGGCCGCTCTCGATGATGCCATCGACGCTTCCGCCAATGTGGCACCCAAAATTTATTCTTGCCTGCGCATCGCCTGTTGCTCGGATATCCACGCCGACCGCCCGTAGGTCATCAACAATCGTTGACTCCTCGTTGTGGCCTCGCCGAAACAGCCGACGCACTCGGCCGGGGAACTGCTCGATGACGGCCCAGCGGAACTGCAACCAGAGGTAGCGATCACAGTCGTGGCCCAGAATGCTGGCGCCAAGATGCGCCCGAGGCGGCTCTTTTTTGTCTGCATGATGTTTGTCAATGCTCTCGATGGTGCTAAGATTTTCGGGCAGCTTCATGCTGCATCCTCCCCTTGTTGTTGCTTCCTGCCCCGGCCCTCCCGCGAAGGCCGGGGTTTTTTTTTGCCTGTTGCTAGCCTACTTGCGAGCCCAAGGCGGCGAGCCCCGACCCGCAGGAGCGGCGGCAGCCGGAGCCGCCTGCCGAGGCGCCGCAGGAGCCGCCTGAGAGGGCGCAGGAGCGCTTCCCTCTGACGAGGCCTTGTAACCCCGCACCTCGTTGCTGGCCCCGTACTGCGGGTCGTTGCGCACATCCAGCTTGATGCGCAGGTCGAGGCCGACAAGCTGGTCGGTGTCGGTCAGGCGGCTCAGCCCGATCGCGCCCATCAGCTCCCCGAGCTGCTGCAAGCCGATTTCCTCGGCCTTGGCGCTGGGGTTGCGGATGTTGAGGTTGCCGAACACGACGCGCCCCTGATGGCTGGGGCCGAGGATGTCATAGCGCACCTTGATGTACTGGCCAGTGCCAGCCTTGGTCGTCATCAGCTCGGCGCTGTTGATCGCGGCCAGATACCAGCCGGCCGGCAGCGGCTCGAAATTGCGGGTGCTCTGCGGCAGGGCCGCAGCGTCAATGGGGTCGGACAAAAAAGCCATTTCACTTCTCCTCAATCTTGAATGAAGGGCGCCCGGCCTTGGCGGTAACCGCCGGGGCCAAAAGCGCGGTGATCGAACTGTCGGCGGCCTTCCAAGCCGCCATGACAATTTCGGGTTTCCAACGGAACAGGCGGCTCAAGTGATCGGTCAGGCCGTGCTCGGCCGCCAAATCTTGAACCCTGTCGCCATCGACCTTGCGGTCGATGCGGCCGACAATCTTCACCGAGTACCGGCCAAGCGCCAGCGTCTCGGTTCCCTCCAGTGTCTCCGCCACGCCGGCCATCGAGACCAACTGGTCTTCAATGGCGCGACGGGCGCTGACGGCCGCCTCTTCAGCGGCCTTGTGCTGGCGCCACTCGGCGGCCAGCGCTTCCATCAACTGCAAGTTTCTTGTGGTCATCAGAATGGAACTCCGATTTTTTTGATGATTTCGCCCAAGTCGGGCGCCTCCCAACTGTCCAGCCGGCCAGAGCGGTCTTTGGCCAACCAGACCCCGTCCCCATCGCACATCAGCGCACGCTGCGGGACGCCTTCCTCGTCGCGCTCAACGCGCAGGGCCAGCACCTCGTCGAAAAAGTAGGGCAAGGCCTGCCCCGTTTTGTTGCCCGGCATGCTGGGCGAGTACAAAATGCGGCCCATTTCGTCAGTCGCTTTTTCCAGCTTGGCGGTGAAGAAAACATTCTTCCCCGGCAGGTCGCGGAATGCGCGGATGATGTCCGCCATTTGCTCCTGCATAGCGCCGTAGGCCTGCCGAGGATCTTTGGTCGTTTTCTTCTCGGCGTTGAGGACGACCTCGGCAATTTCGCTGATGGAATCCAGAGCGATGGACTGGAAGTCCTGCGCCTCGGCACTCCCAACGATCCACTGGTACGCCTCCCTCAGAGAGGCAGCGTCCACGATTTCGACATAGGGGATGTCTACCCCCGCCAGCGACAGAAGGCCCGCCTCAGCGCTCAGGATGAGCGGCTGCGGCAGCGTCTTGATCAGGCTGGTCTTCCCGGCACCAGCGTGCCCGTAGACCAGAATCTTCACACCGTCCGCCGCAAGGGCGTTGGTGCGTTTGAGGTTGATAGCCATTGGTCAGTTTTCCTTTGTTTGATTGTCGGTTTCGGCCGGCTTTCGCCGGCCTCGTTTGTTGCTTCTTAACCCTGAGCTTTTTCCCACATGATGGTTTCCAGCTCAGCGCCGCTGCTGATGTAAGCCTCAGAGCCGTAGGCCGGCGAGCACTCATCCCAGTGTGCCGGGTTGAGCTTGCCGCCAGCCGCCAGCCGAGCGTTGACCTTGGCGGCCAGCGCCTCGACAACCGGACGCACCTCGGCGCGGATGTCGATAAAGACAGGCCAGCCATCCTCCTCACTGACCTCCAATCGGCAGCCCTTGAGAACCAGCGAGTGAGCCCAGCAACGACCATCTTCGGCCTCGACTTGGACGTAGAAGCGCTCCGCATGAAACGGGACGCCGTCTTCCTTGTGGCCGGCGCAGTACAAATCGCTAACAACAGAAGCTTGAAACTTGTTCATTTTTTACTCTCCTCGGGCGGTAGGTGGATCCGGTTGCCCTGTGGGTTGGCACTTTAGGCTCTTAATTTTGGGCCGTCAAGCGCTAGGTGATTTTTTTTTAATTTTCTGCTTCGCCCTCCTCCTCCTCGTCATCCCCCTCTTCATCCTCGCCGTACCACTCTTCATCCGGGCAGTCCGGCTCCGGCGCCCACTGGATCGGCGGGGCGCAGTCCCCAAAAGCATCGCTATGACCTCGTCCCATCATTGCCTCCTCAAGCAAGCTCAAAATCGCCATCCACAAAAACCAATTCCGGCGCCTCGCCGCTGTCGACGTAATTGATGTCGCGGGCGTAATCCCAGCACTCGTCGCGAGTGCATGGGTAGCCGGTGATCGGGTGCTGATACCAGCGCCCGTCCCAGTGCGTTGTGGAGTCGGCCCAGATCATGCCGCAAGCTCCGACAGCATTTGC